AGATGAAAAAACTGAGAAGACAGATTACCCAGCGCAAGTATAAAAAGAGTGAAAAGGGTAGAATCAGAAACAGAGTACTATCCCTGGAATGGTATCATAGAAATAAGAATAAAAACAAGAATGATGGGGAGTCTGCAGCCAAGTTGGTTTTTTGAAAAACGGGGTATTTTTGCATTTGTATAAGTAAAAAGTAAAAAACACCCCGAAAACACAGAAAACCAACCTGGCTACTTAACCTACACCCCCCCCACCATTCCCCAAAAAAAAAAAAAAAAAACAAAATATTAAAATATACATATTTTTTTTTTTAAAAAAAAACAAAAAATATCAAAAAAATGTATATTTCTTGATATTTTTGAGAAATTTGGCTCAAAATTCAAATACTTTTAATAGATTTATAATTTCGTCTCTAAATACATTGATAGATATATTCTTTAGTGTCTAAAGTGACTTAAAGACATCTCAACATATATAATTATATAGGTAATATAGAATGAGCAAAAAATCTACAAATATTACCAAAACTCTACAGGTCATGCAGAAGCATCACCATTGGTCATTAAACAATGATGACTTAATTTCAGTCTTAAACGATTATTCTTCAAAATGGTACAATCAATTAATTCTTCAAAATTTAGATATATTGAAATATAATCTTTTACTGTGGAAAAATACAATCTTGTTCAGACCATTAAACAAGACAGAATGGAAAAAATTTGATTTCGTCAAAAAAAGCCAATTACCGAAACCGCTTCATTTTGTCATTGACAATCTTGAGGATAATGAGATTCCGTTCAGATACATAGTTCAATCATCTTTTGGTAAAATGACAAAACACCAAATACTTAAAAACACGATTACGAACAATTTTATAAATGAGGTCATTCCATCATTACGTCCTCGACGTCCATATTTTGATATTGATGCAAAACTCGACAAATCTCTTTTAACGAAAATATTAAAAGCACTCAAGAATATGTTTGGAGATAATGTGCTCATGGCTATCAGTGGCTCATATGGCTATAAATTTAATCTAAACACAAAAAAGCAATATGAGGAAAAATTTTATAGTTTTCATATTACACTTCCTGAGTTTGCTTTTAAAAATAAAGATGAGCAAAATATGTCTGGCTTTAATATTTGGGCTGGTCACAAAGTTCATGGAATCGGTGCAGATAACATTTATGGAGCAAATCAAAATTATAAAATGGTCAATCAAAAGAAAAATCGTGAAGGCGATGATAGGATACAAAATATTCTCGACGAAATCTCGCTGAAACAATTTACTGATGAAAAGGTCAATCTGAGCACTGTGCAAGAACATCACATGGCAAACGTTTTGCCCGCTGACTTCAAAAAACACAAAGATGCATCTTTGATTGAATTTCCAAATTTCGATAATAAAAGGAAAAAGAAATCATCACAAAAAAGGCTTACATCGATGAAAGCTGAAGAAAGACAAAAAAACGAAAAACGTTCTCCTACTGCCCATGACGCTCTTCTCGATATTCGACCTCTTGATACCGAAAACATTGAGACTCCAACAATCGATTTTCAATATGACACTGCTGTAAGTATTTTGATGAAAATTCCAAATTGCGTCAAATCCAAGTATAAACTTAGTCGACGATTATACTTTAATGTATGTAATTGGTATATCAACTTCGAAGGTGGAGATAGGGAAATACTCAAGCTGTGGGATGAGAGATACTTGGAGTGGAACGCTGGTGAGGAAGACCAGTGTTTTGGTCACAATGATAAAAAATGGGAAGAACTAAAAAATACCAAATATCATCCTTATACAAGAAGAACTATCAGACTCCTTTTTGAGAGTATATATGATTGCAAATTTGGCAACTATAACTTGGAACTGTATAAGTCTGATTTTTGCAAAAGAATCAATTGCACTCTTGTCGACGAGTTAGATAAAAATGGTAAATGCTACATAAAACCGAAACATTTGAATAAATTAAAATATCAATTTTTGGGATTAAATATGAATGGTGGAAAAACATATACAGTGATTGATGTACTCAAACACAATCCTTATGCATCAGTCCTGTGGATTACAAATCGGACTTCTTTTGCAGATAATATTTTTGAAAGATTAATTGAAAACCTCATAAATGATTTCGAATTTCACCATTATCATGACACACAAGGATTAAAAGGTAAAAATCTACAAAAATTACTGCAAAGTCAGAAACGTCTTGTTATTGAGAATGAGAGTCTTTGGAAAATTCAAGATAGAAAAGAAGCCTATGATTTTGTCATTATTGATGAAATTGAAAGCGTCTGGAATGCCTTTGGACCATCAAACTGTCATGGAAAGAATTTAACTAAGAATTGGTATACATTGACAAAATGCCTACAATCATGTAAGCAACAAGTTTTTCTTATGGATGCTTTTCTTGCAAATCGAACAATTAAAATCTGCAACAATATTGAAGCTGAAGCAAATCAAACTTTTGAACATAATTTAGTTATGAGAAAAAAAGAGTATGATACATTAAATCGACATGTCATTATCCATGAGTATGAGCATAATCATAGAGCAAATATTATTGATGACCTCAAAAACGGCAAAAAGCTCTATGTGTTCTATCCATTCAAATCCGGAACTGATAATACTGCTGCGAAAAGTATCGAAAGCATTGAAGTGTATGCTAAACGATTATGCGAAGATGCAGGTTTAAACCCAGAAAAAAATAAAATTGTTCATCATGCAGATAGTGGTGATACATTAAAAGGTAAGCTTAAAAATGTAACTGAATTATGGGGTAATACAGATATTAAGCTTGTTGTTGTAAATTCAACAATCACAGTTGGTATAAACTATGAAAAAAATGATTTTGATAAAGTTTACATTTCTTATGGAAATTGGATATCTGCCAGAGATGTCATACAATCGTCTATGCGAATTCGCAATCCGAAATGCAATATCATACAAGTCTATGAATATCCAAATATTGAACTTTTAGGCTGTTTAAAAACTGGCAAAACATATGCTCCTTTCGAAGAGGACAATCGAGCATCACTTATCGGTAATGAACAAGAATCTTGGACCATTCTACAAGATAGTCTTTTGCTTGAAAAAAGAGCAAATGGTTTTAATATGCTGTTAGAGTATATGAAGAGAACTGGCTATAAAATATCGAAAAGCTCTAAAGCGCTGAACACAAAAGCGAGAGATTTGTATTTAGAGACATATAAGGGAAAAGACTCTGCTGGTGAGTTCAGCTGGAATGCAATTTCAAGTATTGACTTGGAATGCTATAATGAACTGAGAGACAAAATACTGGACCCAGATAAAATCGCTTCCTTGAAAGAAAAACTCGAACATCATAAATTTCAAGTAGAAAGGCATTTTACTAAAGATGGAAAAGTCCATTCTTCGCAATGGTGGAAATGTCAAGATGAACTGAAAATTTTCTTGGATATTGGATATACAGAAAAACAGTATAACATCAATATGGCAAATGCAGGTAGTGAGTGGGAGAGAAACGAGATAACTGCTGAATACGAATATAGAAAAGATAGGAAAAGATTGTATGAGATGGTAATGCTTTATAACAAAGAGAAACGAGAATTCGAATATAATGACAGAGAACTTACACAAGAGGATAAATCGTTTATACATAAACGCATTCATCCAAAATGCAAGGAAAGACATCTTGCAAAATATTTGACAAAAACTGATAATGTGATAAAAAAAGAATTATTCAAAATCATGTTTCCAAAGTTTAAGAAAGATAAGCATGGTTTGATAAGAAACAATCATAGCGGTAAATACTCATTTTCTGAGAAATTTATTTGTGAGCGTTTAGAACCAGCTATCAATGACTTGAGATGCTATAACGATAAACAAACAATTCTTGATGGAACTTGTCATATTGACTTAGATGATGAAGATGACAAAATTGTTATGGACAAAATTATAAGTGGATACTGTAAACCAAGACAAGAAGACAATAAAAAATGTAATCCAAAACTCATATTTCAAGAAAGAAATAAGTTTGAAAAACTATATCATGATAAACTAAAAAAATGTCTTAAAGAATTAAAAATAAAAGAATACAATAGAAAAGAAAAGATGGCAAAACTTAAATTAAGAGATGCAGAACATAATAAAGAAAAAAGAAAAAAAAAGAAGAATAAAGAAGAAAGGGCACTCAGCGAAGAATTCAAAAATTGGTGCGCTACATATCCCGCATTAATTGGAAAATTAAAATTAATGCAACAAGAGTCTAATACAGAAACACTTGAAAAGCAATACTTTAATAATATCAAAAACAATGTTATAATGCATTATGTCGCTGAAATAGAAAATCAGGTGAAAGAAGGAATCGAAGACATAATCAAAATTGATGGTAAAATGTATCTACACAATTGCATTTCGGATTGCATTTCGACACTTGGAGGCGATTTTCTGGGTGTCTTAAAGAACGGCGAAATCTGCACAAGGTAGAGAATGATGTGGTTTTGTTGGTTTGGTTGGTTTCTTAAAAAACGGGGTATTTTTGCATTTGTATAAGTAAAAAGTAAAAAACACCCCAAAAACACAAAAAACCAACCTGACATCATTCTCGTCATAGAATAAAATTACAACAAAATTTATTTCGCTACATTATCAAGCGAAATCTCAAAATTCAACATTAAAAGAGAAAAAATATAAATACTTATCTTGAACAAATATATATGACAAATCCGTGGAATATACACGTTGCATCATTTAGGCAAAAACACCCTGATATGACATTTAAGGAAGTATTGATTAAAGCAAGCAAAACATATAAAAGAGCCAAAACAGATATTGAATGTCGAACACGAAAAAAAAAAAATGGTTCGACTTATAAAATTTGTTACGAAAAGTAAAATTATGTTTTTATTAAAAAAGTAAAAACATAAAAAATTAAGAAGATAATGAAGTTGATATTTTCCCACTGGCGGAATTAATTGCCTCAAGTTGGGGACTGAGCATACACACTCTTAAACGGTATTGGATAGCATCAGCTGTATCAGCACTATGAACAATAAGCTGAAAATCATTAATCTCTCTAAGGCTGATATTATTTGTAAGGTGTGAATTATCCGTATTTAAACCCCAATCTAATTTATATACATTAGCTATATGAGGAATTGCTGCGTCCCATTGAGAACCGACTGAAAACATACTATTCGCAGAATCAGTATCTTGAGATAATGCGTATTTAAATAAATCTGCGTCTAAATCGAAAAGGGTCTGTCCATTACCTTTGACAATTACACGTTTTATAGGTCCATACTGTCCATCAGCAGTAGAAGCAATTACTTGTCCTCCCGCAACATCAGCAGCGACTCTTTCTAAAGCAAAGAAGATTTTAGAACAAGTGCGATTCGATGTAAATTTATGTTCGAATGTATCAATCGCATTTGCCGTTCCAGCTTTAACAGTATTTTCTTCCACCAAGTCATATTGAATGCGGACGAGGGATTCACTATTTGAGTAATCCTCCATAATCATCTTTTGCTCAGCATCACTGCTGAGATTGCGAAAGACCTGAACGAGCTCACAGGAGGTTAAAGCCAAATTGACAGCATTACCAGCATTATCATCAGCGTATTGATTAGCAGAACCCATTTTCAGGCGAAGTGTAAGCGGTTCTACAAATGTGCTTAGATACATCTGTTCCGGCGAATCAAAACAAGAGAAAAAGGCTGGAACGTAGGCAACAACCTGATTGTTGGCTGGTGCGTATCTACCATTTTGTAATGCAAGCATCTTTTCAAGGTTTTTTTTTACTGAGTATGGTTTATGAGAAGTAAGGGCGGCACGTCCAAATGGGCGAGATGAACATATCTCCCTACCACTCGTAATGAGTGACATAGATTCTATGATTAAATTAGCAATAGAAGCATTTACACGTGTTCCAGCAGGAGCGGTCAAAACGAGTTTTACAAATAAATTTTCTAAAATTCCATTTTTTAAAATGGGGAAATCTATATTTTGGTTAAAACCAATAGAAGTAGCATAAGAGGTTACTGCTGACCGGGAGTGACTGGGAACGTGAGCAGATGTTAAACTACCCTTTTGGGCATATGAGTAGGTAAAAGGATTCTTTTTTGAGCTGACACTATCAAGTGAGCTTATTAAAGCACTGGAGGCGGCGGAATTGAGCAACGGATTTGACATTTCTTATAAATAATAGTAAGATAAAAATTTTACCAATATACTTCTTTCTTATTATGAACCCAATCGCTTTTATCTCCTGTTAGACGTTTATTCAATAATTTAGCCGGAGCTTTGAAATTGAAAACATAATCTAAATATGATTTTTTATTTTGCTTAGTAGTATGAATACTAATAAAATTAAAATCATCAGCATTTACTATTGTATCGAAAACTTCATAACTTTCTGCTAAACCTTTACGACCAGAGTTTAATGAAAGAAATGAATTGACTATATTCTCTCTTTCTCTTCTTGCGGCTAATTTTGTTGTAAAAAGAAAATCAGTGTTCAGGCGAATTTGAGGACTGATACCTGTAAAAATTTGACTTATGAGTATGACCATCATATTACTGTCATCATTACTCGAAAGATGGCGACCATTTACAGCCAATTTATTCAGTATTGGGTCTCGTCGCATTTCTGCTCCTAAACCACCTTTTCCAATCATATCATCAAGTATCAAGATTATATTTGACTTAATTTTTTCCGTTTTCTTACAATTTTGATTATGACGCTTGACCTTAACCTGGGTTTCCACGAGGTCATTCAATATTGCTAAATCTTTAAATCTGTAAGTTTTTGGGATACCATCAAATCCAGCATTGGTCTTTGAGAATAAAAAGACTCCATCAGTCTTATGAGTTTTAGTGTATTCTTCAAGGAAATGCGTAATCAGATGACTCTTCCCTGACCTTCTACTTGCTATACAAAGTATGAAAGCATTGCGAGGCACATCATTTACATTAAATGATTTTACATTCTTGAAGAATCCATTAGGTAAGGCGTGCTTACCGTTTTCTTGTTTTTGATATTTTGATGCTAAAAGGGAATGATTAGTTTTTGTTGCTTTTGATATTTTTGATGTTTTTTGGAGGGTCTGTCTTTTAGAAGAATCCACTCTATCACCCATTTCCAACTCACGTTGATTTGCGTCTATTCTACTTCTTACCGTAAATGGTCTTTGTGGTTTTTTGTATTGTTTTTGTAATCCGTCCATATATATAATATAGTTAGAATAAACTGGCTGTCTCATAACCAAAGTACAAATGAACATCAAGTAAGTCCTGGTTAGATGTAAATGGTGTCATATCATTTTGTAATAATTGACACTCAAATGATTCAGGAATATTATCGCATTCTATTGGAAGCCCATCGCTGAAGTTATGCACTTCCATTCCTGATGTTGAAATTTGAGTAGGAAGGCACAGAAATCCTCGTTTATGATTTGAATGAATTTGTGATGCTGAAGCAAAAGGAAGTCTTACAAAAATTTGACTTCCAGCATATCCAGCTGCTTGTTTATTAATGACCACTGAATGGAGGTGTAGTTTTTGAGCTTTAAGAGGGTTTGATAAAAGACATTTAGTAATTCCGTTTTGTCCAGGCTGTAATAATAAATGTAAGGTCGGCATTATATATGATGTTTAGAAACTTTTTTTCTAAAGTTTTATTATAATGAGTAAAAGAGGCAGGAGTGAAAACCCTAATAATGCAACAGATGCACAATTGGAAGAATTTTATAAAAAAACCTCAAATGGAAAAGAGAGTGGTTTATACTATGACCCATTCACGAAATCATACAAAAAAATGTTCAAAGAGTCAGCAGGCGGATTGGTAAGACAGACAAAATATAGTAATTTTTTATCAAAGATGAAAATGGGAAATCAATCACAGGCGAATAGAGCTGAAGTCCTAAGCGACCAGACATCACGTATGAGACAAAGAATAATGGAAGCGGGAAATCCAAGAAAATACTATAAAGACCTTAGAGAGAACTTTATTAACAATGAACGATTAGTGGATAATAATGTAAAATTAGATGAAGACTCAAATAAAAGAAAAGTTGAAGGTGTGACAGGTGGTAGAGTGCAAAAGAAAGTTCAAAGGAATTATGGTCGTTTTGAAGGCGATACGTTAATGGACGTAGATGATGATACTGGTGGAGCGGGTGAATCTAAAACTCCGGAACGAAGAGATGATGATAAAGCCAGAGCCAAATATCCTGACCAGGATAGAGAAGGTAGATATCAAAAAATGATGAAAAATAAAAAAAACAAAAGACAGAATAAATTACGAAATCGAAGAATTGGTGGCGAAGAAAAAGTAGCTGAGAGTAAGATAGAAGACGAATTTCCAAGAGAGTCAAAAGATGAAGGAATTGACGAAGTTGGTGTTCCTGGTGGTCAGCCTGAGCCCGGAGTTGTCTTAGAAGTTCAAGAAGCCGATGTTGATGACAATATCGTTCAACAACCACCAGTCAATCCTGAACGAAATAATAATTTTGATGTTGGTGATAGAAATCCTCGACCACCTGCTCGTGATTTTAGACCACCTGCTCGTTATAATGATTATGATGGTGGCGGCGGTGGCGGCGGTCCAGAGCCTCCCCAGCCTCCTCCTGTTCCACCAAATCAGCCTCAACCCCCAGCACCACCTGTTCCACCAAATCAGCCAAATGTTCCACAACCTGGTGGTCCTCCTCCTGGTGGTCCTCCTCCTGGTGGTCCTCCTCCTGGTGGTCCTCCTGGTGGTCCTCCTCCTGGTGGTCCTCCTGGTGGTCCTCCTAATCCAGGAGGAGCAATACCAATAGCTCAGGCTGTTCCCGCAGCTGCACAAGACCCACAATTATTAGAAATTAATAGAGGAGTTCCTGGACAGCCACAAGGTCAAATGGCTCAATTCACTACAAGGACAGGACAGAAGATTTCTATGGAAAGGAATAGAATGAAGTATTCTGCAAAAAGATTATTAGCTGAAATTCGTGCTTTCATACAATTATATAGAGATGAAATAAAGACGAAATCGTTTAAAGAGTTAATCCAAGAAGCAAATAAATTAAATGAAAAAGCACCATTAGTTAGACTGAGAATGATTCATAGAAGATTAGAAGAAGAGATTATTGATTATTACCAAAAAGGTGTCGGCTTAAGACTCGGTGTGATTATTGACCCTGCTGCTATTGGACTAAATGTTGCTCAGCTTCAGGGTGTTCTTCAACCAAATCAAAATTTTGCTGGTGGTGGTGAAGTTGTCAGGCAACTTGCAAACGCTGCTGATGCTGGGAGACCTGAGGCTCAGGCTGAGAAGGTTGTCGATGTGCATTATCATTTGGGAGGAATGGCTGCTGCTACAAGGGCAATGCTTCCTGAAGCTAAGAATATTGATAAACGCCATAATGAGCGTGAAAGAATAAAATTAGTAAAACAAAGAACTCGAAGAATTGTTGTTCCACAAGAAGCAACACGTAGGTATTTATATCAAGACAGAAGAAGACCATACATACCTGAAAACATTAAAATTAGAAGTAAAAAGTGTTAATGATTATATATATTTTTCTTAAATATATATATAATGGCTGATATTGAAATGACTGATTTTTATGATGACCCAATAGATTTTAAAAATACCTTGCAGGAAGAAGCTCCATCGTTTGACCCTGAGCCTGCTTCTCAAAATATTATGGATACTGATTTAGACATTATGAACGACCCAAACCTAAAAAATATAGATAAAATGTTTGAAGAAACTGATAAAATGTTAGACGAGGCTATTTATAATCCTGACTCTGTTTTATCAAAACCAACAAAAACATCAAAACAATTTCCACAAGGTGAAAGCAAAATAGAGATGGAAAACCAAATAGAGTCAAAAGAGCCTGAAATGAGTCCAGAAGCAAAAGCAACAGAATGGGGTGAAAAACTTGAGGAGGTAGAAATGGATTTCGACGAACTCGCGGAAGTAAGAAATTTGGAAAATTTTCAATCTACACTTAGTGAGAATTTTGATATAATGGTGAAAAATAATTCTTCCCTTGTTACAAGAGACCAACAATTTGATGTAATTCTTGATGAGGGTGTTGAAGCGGAAGTTGGTGCAACTGAAACAATCCCCGGAATGACTGAGACTGTAGAAGAGACATCAGTCATCTTTGACGAGGTTTTTGGTGCTTCTGCAGAAATAGGTGCTGAAGTCGATGTAGCCGCTGCTGCTATTGATGCTGGAGCAGCTGCTGGTGATGCTGCCCTCGCTGCTATGGGAACCGCTGCTGCAGTGGTAGGTGCTGTTGCCGCTGTTGCTGGAGTTGCTTTAACAGTTGTTCAAATAGTAGAAGAGTTTAATAGAGTCGCAGCATTAGATGAAACTTATGAGAAATATGCCGAATTAGGAGAGAAGATGTCTCGAGCTACAACATTAGCTGCTGATACTTATAATAAAAATGCACAAGAGAACAATTCATTCTTAGAGCAGTATTATAAATATGTAATGCCTTACACAAAATTTGGTCCAAAATGGAGACGCAGTGAAGCCAATGTGATGCCGAAATTTGTATTTGTCAATGATTACAATCAATATAAAGATGAGGAAAAAGGTGATTCAAGTTTTTCATATGATGATGATGGTTTGGGACTTATCAGTGGAAGTGATGACCCATCAATGAAAACAAAAACAGGACTTAGATATCATTTGGCTGAAATGCTTAACAATGGTCATACAAGCGATTCAACACAAAGTCAATTTCGAAAAATTTTAAATATTCTTAAACAAAAAGATGCTTGGGGAAGACCATTACTACGAGGAAATGAATTAGCAACTCTTTACACCAATGTTAAAAAATCTTATGATTTTCATACTTTTATTGAAAATGTTAAACCACGAAGACACAGCAGTTCTGCCGCAAACAATGCTGAATCATTACTTGGTATTAGAGACCAATTTTTACTTGACCAGTTTCAAAACCAAGCAAAGACTGACCCTGCATACAAAAGAGCATTAATTCAATATACAGCTTTAATCAATAAAAAAAGAAAAGAGAAAGACCCTTCTTTGATGCCTCTTGATACAGCAGATGTAGATTCACCAATGTTTATTACAGTAAAGCAACTTGCAAAAGATACAACTTTAAATCCTAAAGTTGATTTTTGGGCAATTTATTTTAACGCAAACAAAAAACGATTTATGAAGAAATGGTTCAATAGAATAAGTGAAGAAAAAGTTAAATATATTAAACAAGGGCGAAGATTACAGTCGCCTCCAGAATCGACTCCTGAAGAAATACGGCAAACGCAAGCTGATTACACTCAGAACATAAAAGCTTTAACTCACGAAATGGAGGTAGGAAACAATAGAGAGTATCGTGATGGACATCGAATTATTAGAAAAGGAGTCTCTTATCATTATCCAAGAGAAGAGTCAAAACCAGAAAAAAGTATAAAAGACATATATGTTGATAATATATTGAAAAAAGGTTTTCAAAGAAAACGAAAGACACAAGAAACAGAAGAAAAAGAGAAACAAGAAACAAAAGATGTAAATGATGAAAAAAAACAAGATGAAAAAAAAGACCCAAAAAAAAATATAAGTAAAAATCAACAAAATACAATTATAAGTAATATAAACTTTCGTCCAGAAAAGGAAAATGACTTTGACAGAGAAACAGCATTTTCTATTGATGTTGCTTGCCATTTAGCTTATCTGTGTAATAAAGCTTATGAAGGAGCATCAACTGCTATGGGTGGCGAAATAGAAGAAGGATATACTGATGTCCAATTTATGGGAACAGAAGGTTTTTTTGATTCAACACAAGGACGTATGTATTGGAACGAAGACGATAAAGCTATTACGATTGTTTATCGTGGAACAGACTTTACACTTGAAATGGACAAAATGCTTAGTGATGCCGGTATAGATGCTGCAGCAGCACCAACGACTTATCTTGGAATGAGTGTTCATTGGGGATTTTACCATTATTTCGAAAAATCATTACAAGAAGTGCTCGCTTTTATAGAGAAATACTATAATGATGATGTTGTTATATATACCACAGGACACTCATTAGGTGCAATTCCAAGTGTTCTTCTTGCGGCTTGTCTTAATAAAAAAAAGAAAAGAACTTGTTGTGTGAATTATAATTATGGAAGTCCAAGAGGATTTCTTGAGTCAAGTCGTCAATTAGTTGATGACCTTGTTCCAGTAAGTTTTCGTATTGCTGATATTAATGATATTGTTGCTGGAACAAATTTACAAAACTTGTTTGTTTTACCCTGGAATAAGCCATACACCCACGTTGGTGATGGTTATATCATTGAGAGTAGTCCTGATGCTACATATGCAACGATGAAAATAGTCAAAGATAGAAAAGCAGCAGATAAACTTTTTTCGATAAAATCGATTAATGTTATTTATCACAAAATGGACCATTATATAAAATCATTAGAATTTTTAAAAAATCATTTAAATGGTATTCAGGGTTCATTACGGAGCGAAGATGAAATGATTAAATCAGCACAACCATCTTTTGACAGTCTTTATAAATCAGAGGGAAAAGTGCTTTTATCAAATATGAAAAATGCTTTCAAAAAAGCAGGTAGGCAGTATAAAGGTAAAGAAGTGTATCACGAAATAGGTGCTGAACACCTTGAATTCTTACCACAATATTATGGTGAAAAAGGCTTAATGATGACACCAATACCAACTTCTTTCAAAGATGCAATTATTGGATTTCATTTTTATAATGAGAATGATTTTACAGGTGGAGAGGTAAAAGGTTTTTTTCTTTATTAAATGTATATGAAAGAAAGAATAAAATTCCCTGTGAATAAAACAATGGACATTATTTCTAAAGCAAATAATGCTGGTAAAATTGGTGTAATTCAAGATACAAATCTTCGGGTAAAAATGCCTGATTTTGTTAAACAAGGTGATTTTCCTCAACAAGCATCTGTTAGGTCAAAACAATCTCGCATAAAAAGCACTGGTTCATTACTTTCGAGAAAAAAATATGAAGAAACAAAATTTAAAGAAACTCAAATTGATATTGCTGGTTTCGAAGCTGGAAAGGTTGATGATTTCAACTTTAGGGGTAAAGGAAGTTTAAAGTATAATCCTTTCGCGAATGCAGCTGGCCATATTTCACAGGTAGGTGGTCACAATAAAGGTGGTGATGAAGATAATAACAGCAAGGATAAGGAAATCATCATTAATCCCAGATTTAAACTTGGGAGAAGAAACCCAAGGTCACATTTGCCTGTGACTATAAATCAACCAAATCCTTTTCCTAACCAATTGGAACCAGATTCATATTTGAAGAAGCCAAGTGGATTTCGCATCAAAAGTCGTAAGAGTAAAAATTATGCTTGTGATTAAAATGATGATGGTGTCTATCGACTTTTTTTGGTGTTTTTGGGTGTTTTTTGCATTTCCTATGTACAAGATTGAAAAAACGCCCGATTTTCATCATTCTCATAAATATATAATTTTTATACTATTAATATATACTTATGTCCATACCAACGCTTAGTGATAATCATTCAACATTCGTAATTAATAGTGATAAAATATTGATTAATAATAACGATGACCGACACAACTCTCATATAAGTATTTCAACAAAAGGGAATCTTGGTGATAATGACATTGAATTTGATGAATGTAATTTGACTATAAAAGATGGAAGTTTAAAACTACCAAAAATTCAAGATTTTAGTGGAAATGACCTTTTAACATTTTCGCAAAATTCTATAAATTTTAATAATAAAATTGTTCAAAATTTGAACTTTAATGCTGGAAGTGTTACAACAAATTCTATCGCAAGTCAAAATTACCCAAGTAATGATTTAGAGTATGAATTAGACCAGCATTTATTATTGATAAATCAGCGATTAGCATTAAATGGACACGTGGCAAATAAAGTGTTTGTATCATCAAATGCTGGAAATGTTGTTCAGTCTTCTTTGTGTGTTGCTGGAGATTTAGCAAAACTTGGTTCAGGAGGTGATGTAGATATAAATACAGCAAAGACATCATTTCCCGGTTTTGGAACTTCAGCAGGAACAGCATTAGCTGGTGACACCACAACAATATCGGCAGGTCAGGCTTCTGCTTTAACTGCAAATACAGCAAAAACCTCATTTCCAGGATTTGGAACGTCTGCTTCCACAGCATTAGCTGGTGACACTACGACAATATCGGCAGGTCAGGCTTCTGCAATAACTACGAATACTGCAAAAACTTCATTTCCGGGTTTTGGAACTTCTGCTTCCACAGCATTAGCTGGTGACACTACGACAATATCGGCAGGTCAGGCTTCTGCAATAACTGCGAATACTGCAAAAACATCATTTCCGGGTTTTGGAACTTCTGCTTCCACAGCTTTAGTTGGAAACACCACCACAATATCGGCAGGTCAGGCTTCTGCAATAACTGCGAATACAGCTAAAACATCGTTTCCGGGTTTTGGAACTTCTGCTTCTACAGCATTAGCTGGAAATACAACAACTATATCTTCGTCACAAGCTACAGCCATTACAAACAATTCTTCAAATATATCCGCAAATACTTCTAACATAAATACGAATAGTAGCAATATTTCTACAAATGCTACAGATATTACAGCTGTAAATGCTGGAAGAGTCGCAAACGCAAATGCTATATTAATCAATAGTGGAAATATATCTACAAACACCAGCAATGTTACCAATGCGAAATCAAAAACTGATTATATAATTGTTACTCAAGCTGTTAATTTAGATTCTATGGAAAGTGGAATAGCAACAAATACCTCAAATATTTCATCTAATGATACTGATATTGCTACAAATGTTTCAAACATATCAGCAAATACCACAAAAACAAGTTTATTTACTAAATCGGGAAATCAACTTGGACTTAACATATCACCAAATCATAATTTTCAAGTTCATAATCCAGCGACGGGTAGTTTGCTTAATACAGAAATACAAATAACTAATCCAAATTGTGCGTCTTCTGGAGCTGCATCTGTTTCAGGTCTTTCATTATTTACAACTAATTACGATTTATCATCAATTACAGGGGTGTGTGGATTAATAAATTATGAATCAAATTCTAAAATGCTGTTTTCAAATTTATTAACATCTGGAACACCATCTATAAGTTTAGAAACTAACGGAGATATCAAATTAGATGGTGATGGTGATGTTTTCGTCGAAGGAGGTCAATTTCTTGTTGAGAACTCAGCCGACAGCGACCACCAACTCATTATTTCAAGACCATCCGCAAGTTATGCGAGAATACAAACTATTGAACAAGGTGTTGGATATAATCAAGTTTTATCACTTCAAGCAAACGATGGTAGAGTAGCAATTGGTGGAACTACGGCTGCTGCTGGATTACACGTTTCCAAATCCGTCAATCTGTTTCCTTCAAATGTGGGTTATTTAAATACAGCTGGCGCCAACGGGGGATGGACTCCCTCTGTGGGATATAATATAGCTATCAAAACCAATAATGGGGGAATTTGGAGCGACGGGTTTAACATTATTGTATCAAGTGATAGACGAATTAAAGAAAACATAGTTGATGTAAGTGATAATAAAGCATTAATTATGTTAAGAGATATAAGTTGTTGTTGGTATAATTATAAGGATAGAGTTGAAAAAGGAAATGAGAGAGCTTTAGGCTTTATAGCACAACAAGTTAAAGAACATTTACCTGAAGCAGTAAGTATCCAGAAAAACATTATACCTGACAAAATGAAGAAAATCCAAACATCTTGGAATGACACAAAAATGTCTTCAAATGACCTACAAGATGTAAGCGGAATAAAATACCGATTTTATGTAAGTAATGATATTAGTGATAACGAAAAAATGGTAGAATTGGTAGGAGATGAAGATAATTGTTTTACTTTTGAGGAAAAGTGGAAAAATGTCTTTTGTTATGGGAGAGAAGTTGATGATTTTCATACTTTAGATAAGCAAAAACTGTTTGCTTTGAACTTTTCAGCCACGCAAGAATTAGATAAATTGGTTGCAACATTGACAAATAGAATAAATGTTTTAGAAGAAAAGCTGAAATAAATTTTTTTTATCTTATTAATCTATATGCCGAGATTTGCACACCAAGCTGCCCACCTCCATTACCATTCATATACACCACCACATTCGAATCCAGAACATAAAATGTATGCTCAACGACGGAGACATACATTTCACACTTATGGTAATAATGAAA